CTGCGGGAGTGGGAAGGTTAGTGCGTGGCGGACGGAAACGCGCGCTTCAGCTCGGGGTTCTTGGGGGGAGATTAGCCTTACTCGCCATCGTTGCCCCTCGAATTGTCCTCCGCCTCATTTGTGGTTGTGGTTTGTTGAACTTTTTGTGGGGTTGTGTTTACTCGGAATCGGAGTCGATTGCGAAGTGGTTGCGGACCACACGGGCCACACGCCGCTGTGCGGGCAGCTGGCGGTTGTGCAGTGCCACCTCATTCCAGACCTGCGTCTGTTGGACGAGGTTGCGGGCAACATTGGCGTCGCGGGCGGCCCAGATGGGCACCCACGCCAGCATGAGCGGGCCCACATCGGATGCCTCGGCGATGGCGGCACGGCACTGTGCCTTCCACTGTGCCTCCGGCATCTCGACGCAGCGGGCGAACTCGCGGCGGGCCGCGATGGCCTGCCGGCGGTCCTCGTGCTCCATCATGCTCGCCCAGCTAGGCGTCATGGCGAGGCGAGTCCAACGTTCGCCGGCCTCGCGGACGCGGGCGGCACTGCGGGCCGCACGGCTCTGTGCGACCCACTTGGCCACAAAGCGAGCCAGAATGTCAACCACGCGGTCAACAGCCGCCATGTCAACGGCGGGCTTCTTGGGGGCCGGAATCCACTGCGGGATATTGATCGACCAACCCGCAGCGGGGTTGCGAACGAAACCGGCACGCTTGCGGGAGACGGAGTGCGGGATGAAGGAGAGCATTGTTGCTTGGTTGCTTGGAAGCGTTGTCTTGATGGCCACTTTGGATGACCGGCTATTGGACTTTCTGTGTTGGCGATGAATTCGTTTTCAGAAATCTGGATTGTGTGGGTAGCCATCCATCGGGGGCATGTCTGTCCACTGGTCCTCTGGATTGGGCACAGTGTGGACGCGAGGCGGCCAGTACTCGATGCGAAGGATGGTATTCCCGTCCTCACCTACAACCGGTCGCACGTGGATGTGGTCACCAATCGCCGCCGCAATCTGGGCGAGTGCGTCCGTCTTGTGAATGATGTGATGCGAGTGCATGGTGCGACCGTCGATCACAATCTTGTGGTCTGGACTGATGACCTTGGGGAACCGAACCCACATGTCACGCCGCGTCCGGGAGTAGCGAATGGCGTCGAGAAGCCGGTCCTTGATATCGTGCGGAATCTTGGAAACCCAGTAGTCTACGAACATGCCAACGCAGGCACGCTCAAACCGGGCGAAGTTGTCCTTAGTGTAGGCCGTGTACAGCTCGTCGAGGTCAGAAGTAGAGAGTGCCATTTTTGCGTTGAGTTCTCAGTCTCTCTTCAATGCGAAATCCGTTTTGCAGAGACAGAACCGATGAACGACAGAGTCGTGTAAAAAGTTTTTTGGTTTTGGTTGTGCGACTCACTCGAGAGCCTCCAGCCACGGGGCCTGCTCCTCCGGCGTGAGGGCCAGCTCCGTTAGGAACACGCGGGCCGCTGCAACCCGCTGTCCCGGAGAAAGGTCCGTCTTGCCCGCAAGCTCAGCCATCTTGGACTGGATGGCCTCTCCGGCGGATACCTGGGGTCGGAACGCCTCGTCGAACCCGGCCATCACATTCACCAGGCGGGAGATGTGTCCCTCGCAACACATCCCAACGGATTCGGTTGCCTCCTGCCAGAGGCGGGTCTTCAGCTCTGCACGCTGTGCCTCTGGCTGTTGCTCAATCAGAGTCCACAGACCCTCGAGGAGACGGCCGTACAGGCGGTCACCTGAGGTGCGGCAGGTCATTGCCGAATACCAGCGTTCGATGTCGTTCGCGACCCGGAGGAAGCTCTGCATGGACCCTCCTCGGTTCACAAAGTTCCGCAGGATGCGGAGACCCACTGGTTTGCCGTCGGTCCGGACAGCCAACAGCTTCTCCTCGCCCGCACTGGTCTGTCTGACAACGGGGCCGGTGTGAACGTTCTGCCGGTCGTTCGCGAGCCGCTGCATCTCCCCCGCGGGTGCCCGGATGCGAGCGGCCTGGCCGGCTTCTACCGCTGCCGCACGTGCTTCCGCTACCCGCATCTCTGCGTTGAAGAGGACGGCCGCACGTGGGGGAGGAGGCGGGGCGATGCGGAGTCCCGCGTGCATCTCCGCAGCCAGGGCGGCACGTGCCCGGCGTGCCAGGTCCTCGACCTCGTTCCGGGCCATTCGCAGCCGATTCTCGCGTTCGCGGCGTGCCGCGTGTGCGGTGCACAGGCGGTCACCGGCAATCACGAGCCGCTGGCACCAGTGCTCGGGCTGGCCAGAGATGATGTGCTCGCACCATCCAGCAGGAGGGCGTCCGAGCCGGAGGATGATGGGGGCGTGGATGCCACAGTATGTATGCGTGCCGTCGGGTGCGGGGTTGACGAGAACCTCGCAGGGGCGAAGGTCGCCCCGCTTGATGAAGTTGCAGAGGTGAGCAGCCATTGTTGAAGTTGGAGAGAAGAGAAGGCTTGGAGGCTTGTAGAGTCAGTGTGTGCTGACCCCACTCTGGGTTTGGGCTTAGACCTAAAAAATTCGTTTTCCGACCTAATTTATCCGCTGACCTACACTCTGGCCAGGACGACCTGAGAGTGATGGTCAAGGACCTCGAAGTCTGCGACCCTCATTCCCGCGAGACAACCCGCCAGGCGGTCGAAGATGGACACTCTCTGGAAATGTCCCCGCGTAAAGAGGTCGAGTGTGTCGAATAGATGAGTCAGGGTGATAGCCTGAGTATCCCGCCCATCTGGAAGCTCGTGGTACGATGCGTAGAATGCGGAGACCGCATACGGTACCAAGTCATACGGCATGATGCTGTAGAGAACGTGATTCACGATTTGAACAGGAAGAGTGGCGTTCATCTTGGCGCTCTCCCTTCTGAGCGAGTGGCGGAATCCGTTTTAAAAACGAATCCGAGGCCGCCAACCCTAACGGAAGGCAGCCAAAATGAACTTCGATAACGCCATCTCCGATACGCTCTATGACTTCTCCGACCTCGTGGGGAACTGCCGTGTGGGCGATAAGACGCCAGAGAACGAGGACCGATGGCTCGTGACCTTTGAGGAGACCAGCGTCAATGGCAAGGAGGTGGTCCTCGAGGTGATTCTGCGTGATGGTGGCATCGTGATGTCCGTTATGGACTGGAAGCACATGACGCAGACGCAGGCACGGAACATTGCGAACACCTTCATCAAGCACCTCAGACTGGTGTAACCTTCTCGGCAACAACCTTCACCAAGACAACTTTTGCAGAAACATAGTCCTTGCACTCGTGAACCTCTGGGGTGCGGCACTTGACGCAGAAGGACGCAGGACACTGACATGCGAAGAGCAGGTGAGTACGCTTTTTACAATGAGAGCACTTCGGCATTTGCTCTGTCTATCCGTATCTCTATACTTTTCGTTTCCTAGAAGCAAGAGCATGACCAGGGTTGTGCGGTATACGGCTCATGTGGATCCGGATGTCCGGTATCCGCAAGAGGAGTTTTCCAATTTGCTTCAAATTTACTTGGCTGACCCGGATGGATGGGAGGCTCATGGGTATCGGTTCGTCCACGTAACCGCCAACCCGGACGTCGAGATTCGCTTAGTGTCGCCTGCGAATGTTGTCAAGGTATGTGGGCTACCGAGCAATCTCTCATGTGCCGAATTGGGTGGGAAACGCATGTACCTCAATGCGAAGAGATGGCTTCATGGGTCACCCCAAAGCAAGCAGTCGCTCGATGGGTACCGTCAGTATGTTGTTTCGCATGAGATGGGTCACATTCTTGGGTACGACCACGTCAAGTGTCCGATACCTGGCGACCCAGCTCCGATTATGATGCAACAGACCCTTGGAATCGGACAGTGTCTGCCGAATACACGCATAACAAAAACTGACCTGAAAGCAAAATGGGTGGCGGGCTCTTCGGAACACCGCTCTACTTGAACGAGAAGTGTATCGCCTTCGCAGTGTTCATTCTGTTTATCTTTTGGATGCCGCATCCGAAGGCGTGGGAACACGAGGTTGTGCTTGCGTTTGTCCTCGCAATGACAGCCTATGTGTTGATGGCGTGGTATGACTACATTTACGACTGCAATGACAAGCTAGGGCCTACACTTCTCGGTGGGCTGATTGGGTGGGCCAAACCTTATGGCGGAGTCCCACCCGGAACACACGAGTTGCCCATCAAGTACAAGAAGATCGTCGGTGTGTTTGACATTGGTGTTCTGATTGTGCTTCTTGTTCTTCTGGCAATTCCGTATCTCCGGAAGAGTTGAGCGACTTTAGTTGGAGTACGCCAGGCCACCCATGCCACTCATGACGCGGAAGATGTTGTAGTTCACGGCGTACATGCGGAACAGGTACGGGTAGTTCTTGCTCGGGAACGAGCCAGCCACCAGGGCCTTGCCATCCATACCGACAATCGAATCAAACACCAGTGTGGTCGTGTCGATACGCGAGAAGTTACACGAGCCAGACGGCTGGTGCTCCTCGGGGGCCAGAGCGAACGAGTACACGTTGATCGGGTTCACCGACTGCGTGTACGCCGTTGACAGACCAGTGAGCGGGATCGCATCCGGGTTCGTCGTCTGGTAACCAGCCTGTCCATACGCACCGGCGTTGAAACTGTCATTGACCAGGGCGTTCGGGTCGTAGCTGGCATAGAACGTGGCTCCCGTTGCCGCCGCAAGAGCGTTCGCACCGAGTGCACCCGTAGACGGTAAGGTGCCCGCCGTGGTCGGGAACGTGAGCGTCGTTCCCGGGGTAACAACCACCGCAGATCCGTCCGCCTTTGTTCCATTGACAATCGTGAAGACCAGGCCAGCCCACGATGCGAGGGTAGCCGCAGGCACAGACGTTGACAGAGTGAAGTTCGCGAGGTTCTTCTGTGTACCGCCAGTGACGTTTGTATCCGCTGTAAACGCAATCGCCGTGCTACCCTGAGTCGAGCCCGTAAGCGGCAGCTGCGTGTACGCGTGCGGCTCGAATGCACCGCCGCTGTGGTGCTGGTACGGCTGGACCTTCCAGAAGTAGTCACCATACCGCTCGTCGAAGCGGTCCTGGCCGTTGAGCTGGAGGCGGCAGCGGTTGGCAATGTCGTCGTACGTGAACGGCTGCGTGTTGGGGGACCCCAGAGCCGAAAGCTGCGAGCAGTCGAGCTTGCGGGCATCCTGGTAGACCCACACCAGCTCCTTGACCGGGTGGTTCAGCGTCAGGTCGAGGCGGACCGTCTGCGAAGTCACCGACTGCTGAAGACCATACTGAAGCTGGTCAATCAGGTACTCGTGCGACTGCTGGGCGAAGCGGCGACGCTCATCCGTGTCGAGGTAGATGTAGTCCACGTAGACCGCCGCATCCTTGAAGCGGGGCAGGGCCGCAGCCGCCGCCGTGATGCCACCTGTGAACGCACCACCACCCGTCGTGATGTTCTGGACCAGGTCCGTCGCCTGGCGGAAGATGAAGTTCAGGCGAACCTCGTGGTACTGGAGAGCGATGAGCGGCAGAGCCAGACCCGGGTTGCGGCAGAACCAGAAGGACAGCGGGATGTACATCACTGTCGGGCGACCGTTGCAGCCAGCGGGCGTCGAGTACGTACCCTGAACGGCGGCACCAAGCATCTGGTCAAGGCGAACCGACTGGTCGTACTGCGAAGTGAGGGACTCCCATAGGAACATCCACTCGCCATAGTGACGGTCCATCACCTGGCCACCAATCTCAATCTCCACCTGCTGGATGAGGAGGTAACCAAGACGGCGACGTCCGCCAGCCGTCCACAGTACGTCCTGTGTGGCACCCGTGGCAGCCGCACGCGTGTCGGGGAGCGTCACCTCGAGGTACGTGCGGAACATCAGGTCAGCATTCCGGTTGACCACCACAACCGAACGCTGGCCATAGCTAGGCGAGCCCGTGAAGTTGACACGCATGGCCTCCATAGCAAAGTTGGTGTGCCGCTTGTACATGACCTTCCAGAAGGTGATGTGGGGATTTCCGGTGATGTAGGCATCCTGAGCACCATATGCGACGAGCTGAAGAAGACCGCCGCCCATTGTGTTTATCTTTTGCGAGGATATATTCTTGTCGCTTCTGAACAATGAAGGGCGGTGCCTACAAGACACAGGGAGCCGATACGTGCGTCTACATTCCACAAGTGGACTGCAATGGTAGGCGTACCACTCTACGCAAGGCACCGGCTGGTACTGCGTTTGTATCTCGAATCACTCGGGACCAACGGGAGCTCGAGATTCAGAAAGTCGTAGTCAAGGCACTCAAAAAACTAGAAGGCGAAGGGCATGACATCACAAAGTTCTTCAACCTGGCCGATTCCTCATGCATACCAAACTTCAGGCCCGACGACAAGAGGGAGGCATGTACGATTAGAGCACTGCACGGTGACGAAAGGCGACTTATCAACCTTATCACACCGGTGCAGGGCGACACGCTTCTGAAGAGTATTCTTGCCAAGTCCAAGCCGGACGCTCTGATCAAGTCATCGCTGAAAGGAGTCATGCTGGCCATGGCTCGGGTGAATGCAATGGGAATTACGCATAGCGATTCCCACTTCGGCAATCTGGGATGGCAGGGTGACCAGCTCGTCATCTTTGACTGGGGGCGTGGAACCGCCAACCTTCGGGCATTCAAGCAGTGGACTGTCCAATATGCCTTGTCGGACGTGCAATCGCAGACCTACTGGAAGTCCTACAGTCAGCACACGCTGCAGTTCACCCTCATTGACCAGCTGGTTCAAGCGAAAATCTTCAACAAGCCCGCGTCCTTTGATTCACTGTTGTCCGTCTGGGACACCCTCGGTCTGCTGGGTCCTGCGGCGGCAGCCGGTATCGTCTCTGAGCAAGAGAGCAAGCTGTTCCTGAAGGGTGTATTTGCTAGCATCGAGGCCGACTGGAAAAAGCCTATAACAGAGCGTCTTATCAACAGGTTCATTCCAGACCTGTTCGGAGGCCAGTCAATTGTCCACCCGATTGTGGCCGAGAAGCCCATGCCTCCCGCCGAGGCACAGGTGGTGAAGCGTATCCTTCCGGCTCCGGTCGTCAACAACCCCGAGTCGACCCCGCCCGTTGCGGCGGTTGCCCCTCCTCCCGTCCCCGCTGCGGTTCAGAAGGCACCGAAGGCTGCCAAGGCTGATAAAAAGATGGAGGATATCAAGGCTGCGTGCCGGAAACTGCTGGAACCTGAGGGGGGTCGGCGGCGGACGCTCAGGCGGAAACGCCTACCCCGACTTTACTAAGTGCCTCTTGGCACGCAAACTGCTCAGCCTTCTTGCGGGTTGTTCCGACTCCTGTTCCATAGACTCTGCCTTCCACAAAGACAGCTACGACAATCTCATTCTTCTTTGGGTCATTTGACCTCATTTCATAGACTGGTGTGCACTTGAACTCTCGCTGACAGTACTTCTGAAAGATATCCTTGAAGTTGGTGGTCGATGCGACAATCTCATCCACATCGAGGTATGTCTCCATAACACTGGTCACAAATGCATAGACCACTGCGAATCGATTGCCACAATCCGTCCATAAGGCTCCAAGAAAGGCCTCAAAGATGTCACCCAGCTTCTTGGTGTTGCTCCGGCCAGCAATCGCCGCCGAATCCTCATTGTGGCGTGAAATCACGTAGAATCGATTCAGCCCCAACTCCTTCGACAGCCCTCCGATACGGTCATTGTTGACGAGCTCCTTACGGGCGTCCGTCAAGAATCCCTGCTTCTTCTCGGGGTACTTCTTTCGCAGATACGTCGCGATGCAGGCTCCGAGAACCGCATCACCTTCGAACTCCAAACACTCGTAACTTTCGTCTTGGAGGGGCATGACGCCAGACGGACAGGGGGCAAGAACAGCCGGCTCTCCGTCGGGAGTGGTATAGTCAGTCCTGCGTACATAGGTGGTGTGAACCATGGCTGTCTGGAAGACCCTGCGATTGCCAACTCGATAATGAGGGAGTCCATGACGGCGAAGAATGCGGTGGATATCCTCTTCGGTAAAGAATCGGTTGGAGGCATTGTAGGGAGAGTACATGGGTTGAGTTCGCTCCCTCGCGGTAAATTCGTTTTTATCGACCACATACAATGGCAACAACTCGCCGCCGTGGTGGTTTCCTCGGTATCAAGAAGGCCGTCAAGTCGGTCTTTCAGACCAAGAAGCAGAATGCACGCATGTATCGACTCTCTCGTCTGCGTAAGCTCAAGCGGACAAAGATGTCGGCTGAGATGAGTCGCCGCAAGCACATGCAGCGAATCGCCGAACAAAGGGCCAATATCGAAAACGCCGCCTACTAACAATGGGACAGTGTCACTCATCCTTCGCATATAATGTAGTGCGGACACCCGAAACCGCACCCCCACTTGAAACCTGTATCGTGGATGTCTCAGCATGTCGCTACGAGATCCCGACGCACACCGATATGGCCGTCTGTTTTGTCTTCTTCAACTCGGCGCGGTCGAAGAAGATGCTCATGAACTACTTTTACACGATTGAAAAGTTGAAGTTCGCGAAGATTCCCTACTACACGATGGAGCTGCTCTTTGACGACCACGAACCTGAAATCAAGGACGCATTCCACGTCCGGAGCAAGAGTGTCTTGTTCCACAAGGAGACGCTCTGTTCTCTTCTGGAGGCCCGGGTTCCGCGGCGGTTCACCAAGCTGCTCTTCATGGATGCTGACGTTATCTTCGGCCACCCCGGCTGGTATGACGAGGTTTCGCGGTTACTGGGCACATACCAAGTGGTCCAACCCTTCTCCACCTGCGTATGGCTGGACAGTACGTACACAAAGTTAGTCCAAACCCGCCTGTCCGTCGCCTACATGAATCGCACAACCCTGTACAATCACAATTACCATCCGGGCTTTGCGTGGGCTTTCCAACGCGAATGGTTCCGGGAGGTGGGATTCTACAAGGAGGGCATTACAGGAAGCGGAGACACACTGTCCACCGCCGCTTGGATGGACATCAAGTTCCCCGCTGGATATGTTCACCCGTCGCTGGTCCCATCGTATACCGAGTACTCGCGAATGACGCTGCCCAGACTCGCATGCTCGACAGGCACATTGTATCACCTGTGGCACGGGTCGGCCAAGAACCGCAAGTACGTCGACCGTCACCGCATTCTTGACGGTATTCGCGACGTGAGGTCTATTCTGGAAACCAACAAGGATGGGGTCATGGAGCTCACGGACCGTACCGTCGACCTAAAAATGCGAGAGTACTTTGCCTCGCGAGAGGACGACGGGATGTGAAGCTTAAAGATTTTCTCCGTCCCATACATATCGATTGATGCGAAAACAGCTATCTACACTGGCACTTCAAGTGGTTGAGCGGCAAAGGCAGTTATCCGTTGCGGTGACGCGAGTCCAGTATGGATTCATGCCCCGCGAAAATACCCTTGAAGCGTCAAGACACCTACGTGACATCAATGCTCTCCTTCGGGAGATTGAAGAATCCCTCCAACCCGCTTTCTCGCACGCAAACCAAAAACGCAATGAATGAGCTCTTCATTGGTGCGGCTGTCGCCTTTACCGCGTGCATTTGTGGTTGCATGGGTGTGGCTCACATATGGAGCCGTCACACAGAGTTCACATTGACAATTACGCATAACCCAGTTCACTCGGCGGGGTCGGATGAGCCCGAAGACCCGGTTGACTTTAGCTCGAAGCCAAAGTCGTCGGCCACCAACCTCGGCTCGTGACGACGGACAATCTCCTTCATCACCTCAGACCCACGATCGCCCAGAATGTCCTTGAGATAAATCTCCAGGTCCTTCTTGGACAGAGACCAGCCCTTCTTCCACTTGTTCGGACGCTTGACATTGAACGTCATCTCGGACTCCCGCAGGAGAATCTGGTCGGGCAGCTCAGTGTGAGCGTAGAGTGCAGCCAAATCCAGCTCGACCGTACGGCGGGTGTCGCGAAGTTCCGAAACCTCGGCATTCAGCTGGGAGATGTCCTTGTTCACGCGAATGTACCTAGAGAGAATTGCCTTCAGAGTGTCCATGATGCTGTCTACTCTGCGGTATAGAAAGTATCCGTTTTAAGCAAGCGAGTCCATGTTCCTCTTTGACCAGAAGGAAATTGAGAGGTTACGGACTGTCTACAACAAGGAACACCCCAAAGAACGAGAGATCGAAAGGGGGGATGTAGACACCGTGTGGGGTGAGCTGAAACAGCGTCTCCATGCCAAGTGCCGCACCGGTGACCCTACGTGCATCGTGTCCTCTATGATGAAGCGGCCTCGTGCCCCTGCCTCCTGGGCAGAGAACCAGTCCGAGTGGCTCTCGTCGGATGACATTGACAAGCTTGAACATGAGTATGAGAAGGTCTTTGAGGACTATCATTTCGTAGGCTGTGTGCCGATTGACTTTGACCTGAAGTCAGAGACGTCCAAGTGCATCGTGTCGACGCTCTGCTCTATGAAGCTGACCACTCTGTATGCGAAGGGATGCCGTCGCGTGGGCATTGTCTTCAACACGGATGTCCACGATGGACCGGGTCAGCACTGGATTGCCGCGTTCCTCGATATCCGTCCGGAGCTGATGTACCCTCGCATGACGTACTTTGATTCGTATGCCCACAAGCCCGAGAAGGAGATTCAGCGTCTGATGTTCCGGTGGAAGGACCAGTGGGACGCACTCGGTGGCCCGGCCATGAAGCTGACCTACAATGCGACACGTCATCAGTTCAAGGAGTCTGAATGCGGCATGTACTGCCTTCACTTTCACTACGCGTGTCTCATGGGTCTGCCTATGGGTGAGCGTATTTCAGATGAGAAGGTGAATGCCGAACGGTTTGGGCCGTTGTTCAAGCCTAAAAAAAAGGAAGACTAAATCAATGGAAACACTCATTGCTGTGGGAGCACTCGTGGCTGCGGGGTATGTGATGGCGGGAGCTGAGACGCAACCGCGTGAGTCCCGTGACCACACATTGGTCGATTACACAGTTCAGGGTAGCACATTCGAGGACCTCTCGGGTGCCCTTGCCAAGGGATACCGACTGATTGAGCTTCACATCTATGCCGACGCCCAGGATGAGCCGGTGGTTGCTCTTCAGCCCAACTACGACCAGGTCGCCCACCGCTCCTTCGTCTCGTGTTGCGAAGTGATTGTGAACGAGGCATTTCCGTCCGATGACCCGCTCATTCTGAGCCTGGTCCCGCACACGGACAAGAGCTTCACACTGAACCGCGTCGCACAGCATCTCAAGACGACGGTCCGGAAACACTTTGCTGAAGGCGATGTGACGGAGAAGTCGTTAGATTCGCTGGCCAACAAGCTCATTCTGGTCTCGGGTAATGAAGTTCGCGGCACAGAACTTGAGTCGCTCATCAATCTCTCCTGGAACGAGAGTCGCCTGCGTCGTCTCACCTACCAACAGGCTGCCCATCCTCGCGAGCCGGAGGAGCTGCGTGCCTTCACAAAGTCAAACATCGTTCTTGTCGCACCTGACCAAGCCTTTTCGAAGTTCAAGGTCATGGACGACGTTCATGCGTATGGATGCCAATGGAATCTCTGTCCTGGGTCGGGTGTGGGTTTTATTCCTCGCGGTTAAACAAAAATGGCGAACGCTTGGCTCACTCACGTAAAGAAGACAATGTCGGAGATGAAGCACCGCGGCACCTACAAGAAGGGCGATGGTCTGAAGAAGGTCATCCTGGAGGCGAAGAAGACGTACAAGAAGTCTTCGAAGGCGATGGGCAAGAAGGCTCACCACACCCGCCGTCACCGCAAGAGCCGCATGTCCATCTTCTAAACAAACGCAGACCGCATAACTAGAAACGCCAAGAACAAGAAACACAGCATGTACACTTTCATGCACAGAGTGGTTTCCACAGCCATCTGTTTAGGTAAGTAGACCTCCACCAGCGATCCGTCGAGTTCGCTTAGGGTCACGCTGTTTCGTAAATCCTCCATTGTCCAGTCGTCGGCATGTCTTTCCATGGTAGGTTGACTTGGCACATCCACTCTTGTAGTATGCGACATGATGCGTGTACCCTTTGAAGGTGCGAATACTCGAGTTCGTTTTCACTGCGAGACGTCGGAGCAACCCATACATCCAGTGAAGGTACCCCGACCGAGACGACAGTGCCATTGGATGCGAATCCATGTACTTGACGACAACCTTTCGCAGTTCGGGAAAGGGATATGTCTTTCGCAGTGACCGGAGAAACAGCTGCTGGACATTGGTCTGGTCATAGTCGGGCTTTTCGGGGTAATTGTAGGCAATCGAAAAGAGAAAGTCACGACCCGGAACTGCGTGCGGTTTCTTGTTGAGAAGCATCGCATACTTTTCATGAACCTCTTCGTAGGTCGGGTCAGGGTCGGGCAGAATCACCGCGGGATCCGTCTTGGCCTGTGTGGTTAACTTTTCGTTCACCTTGCGGTGAATCTCGTAGAGCCAACGTCCAGCATCCGCCGTCGGAGTCAACGGGTGTTCAGACACAAAGTTGGCCGTGCTTTCACGGCAGAACTTACAAGGAAGAACGCGGCTTATTTGAGAAAGTGTGAGCGACGCGGAAGGCGAACCTTCAGCAATAAGGTGGAACAGCTGCCAGGCACTACTGCCCCAGTATCTAGTATCCATATTGTATTCAACGTACATCTTTCTTGGTCAGCCACACGGCGATTTGCAGAGTCATGGCCGCATCCGACACCGGGTTATGTGCCTTGCCCACCGGAAAGGCCGTCTTCAGTCCGGAATCCAGTTCCTTCGCGATGCATGAGTACGTGCCTTCCAGCTTTGCCGTGCCACATCGCTTGTTGAACTCCGGATTGTATTTCGCAATGTCGACAATACCAATCGGTGGATGGTAGGCAATCTTCTGTCGAGAGCATGCGGACTTTAACGCCTTCAAGTCCATATCGCCCTTCACAATGACCACGGATTCCGACACCATCTTCATGAACCCCGTCAGCCACGACGCAGGCTTCAAGTGCGGCTTCACCAGTTTGTCGGCAAAGTATGCAGTCACAATGTCATTATGACCAAGAAACTCCGGTGCTGTCCGCTCAGTCTCCTCAAGAATATCCAGCACCACGGACGTCGGAGGCGTCACGGTGGAGAACTTGGACGAGACACGGTTCAGCTGACCGGCCGGCGGAGGCAACACTGCGAAGAAGGGGGTAGACCGTGTCCACGCATCGCCTGTCTTCTTCAAGTGGTATCCGCCGATTTCACGAGGCAAAAACTGCTCGCCGAGGTGCCAGAACTCGCAGTCAAACGCGAGGATGGAGGTCGCCTTCCCAGCTAGTTTGTCCAATCCTGCATTGCGTATCTTCATTATGACGTCAGCTGAAAAACATTCTGGATAACTCAATAAATGCTCGACACGAAGGACATCATCATTCTGACGGCGTCGTTTTACCTCGGAAGTGTGGTGGCTGCCTTCTTCAAGTCGCTGAATGACGGTATCCTCGTGCCGCTCCTGGCCCCGGCCGCCGCGGCGGGCAAGGGTGTGTCGGCCTTCTCCATCAAGGTCGGCTCGGCGGACCTCAAGGTCGGCGCGGTCATCGGCGAGCTGGTGAACCTCATCGTCTCCTTCGCCCTGGTCGTCTTCACCATCGGCCTGCTCCGCACGTATGTGCTGACTCGCATCGGTGCCAAGCGTGGTGGCGAGGGTACCTACTAAAAAACTAAACTACTAACAATGTCTTGGCTGCCCGATTCCGTAACAGGTGCGTGGACAAGCGCGACGGGAACCGCGTCTGACTATTGGTCGAGGCGTCCTTCGTGGTTAGGCGGCCCGGCTCCTGCTCCCGCGGCTCCCATGACTGTCGGTGCTCGCCGTCGCCGTCACAAGACACGTACCACAAGGGTCCTCGGGACCCGTCACCGCAAGTCTACGCATCACCGCACCGGAAGGCGGTCCAGCGGTTCCCCACGGCCTTCCCGTAGGTAGCCTCGAGCTGCTTCTTCAGGTCGGCCGTAACCGCCTTGCTCGTCGGCTCATTGGTCCGCTTCCAATTCACAAACTCGGCTGAAATCTCACCCCACTTCGTCGGTGCCGGGGACGGCTCGTCCTCCAACGGCGGCAGCTGCGGGTGAATCTTCTCACGGATGAACTTGGCGATCACGTCACTGTCCTCCTTGTACTCGCTCGTGTACTCCATAACCTTCTCCGGCGGAACCAGCTTGCGATAACCCTTGCCCTTCTTGTACAGGTGAACCAGGTATGCGAGAAACGCCTCCGCCCAATCCTTGCTCTGCGACTTCTGAACAATCGACTCATCAATGGGCTTCTCGTGGGCCAACCGAGGGTCGGCCACGAACTTGCTCACGAAGTTGATAACGACCAGACGACGCCACGTACCTCCGTCCTGCGTGTTAATCTTCGGCTTCTCGTTACACGCCAGATTGAAGCGAGCCTGGAGGTCAAAGTCCAGCATCTGCTTCGAACCTGCATACAAATCGCGAGCCGTAATCTTCTCAGACGACGCCAACTCCTTCATCAGACCCGTGTTAAGCGGAACCTGCTCATCGGGCTCCTGCATGGTCACGAACCGACGACCCTTCATACGCACCAACTCCGGTGCGGCTGCCGCAGACTTGTTACGAGCCTGGGTCAGCAGAGAGATAGGTGCCTTACACGCGTAATCACCCATCGCCGTCGACATGAGATTCATCAACATGGACTTGCCGTTGGAACCCGTACCGGTCAGAATGTGGAACTTCTGAGCCTCGTTACATCCAGACAGAGACGTTGCCAGGTATGCGAGAAAGTACTCGCGGACATCTTCGTCGGGCAACACATCACAGATGAACTTGTTCAACTCCTGCCAGCACGGATAGGAGTCGTGGGGGCGGTCGGGGTGAAACTCGAGGTTCGTGCAGAAGGAAATGTAATCCTCCGGCTTGCCATCGCGGAACTCGAAGGTCAGCGTGTCAAACACGCCATTGCTGAAGGCGATAAGGTTCTTGTTCTCATCCACCTTGTTGGCAAACTCCTCGTCGAGGAACAGCTCGCGGCACTCCTTCATGACGTTCTCCTTGAACCGAGTCATACGCAGCTGCTTTCGCATGTGAGCATAGGCCTGGCGCTTCTTGTCCATCTTGCACCAGTCGCACCCACTCGGGTCGTGCTTGCCATCGGGACACGGGTTGATGGCCTGCATTTGCGTGGTCATCTCCGACTCCTTGCGGAAGAAGTCGCGGAACACATCCGAGGACAGGCGGCACTGAAGCGAAACACCCTTGTCTGTCTCACGCCACGTGTGACCAGCGAACCAATACCAGGCCGACGCACTGAACCGGGCACACTTGAACTCGTCGCGGAACTTGGCATGGACCACCTGAGCCATGTCGTGCTCCGTCTGCGTATCGGTCGCCGCCTCGAGCAGACTCTCGATGTTCATCTTCTCAATCTTCAGGTATCCGTCCGGATTGTCCGTGCGAGACCAGTGACGAAGGCTGCCAACACCCAACTTCGCTCCGTCGTTCCTGAAATTGAAGCCCATCCACTTGCCCGTCACCTCACGCGGGTCATACTTGCCATCCTGACGCTGGGAACAGAACTCATACCACGTATCCTCGAGGTCAGGGTGAATGTTCTTCAGACAGTGTCCGACATTCGTCCGCTCATCGTGGCTATTGTAGCGAGCCGGACTCAGGTTCAGCACGTGACCGCTGTAATAGTCCTTCATCTCCTTGGACAGCGGCTGAAGGTAGATGGCCCGAGCCGGCGACGAACCACGCGAACCCGGATCCCCTGCACGCTGAGCCGGGCGTCCACGCTGGGGCACAACCGCTGCCCCACCTGAGATGCGAATCTCCTCCTCTCGCAGAGCATACGCCTTACCCAGCTCCGTCGCCGGAGACTCGGATGTTGGTGGCGACCGAATCGAGAACTTGCGGATATTCTCGGGCTTGATTTCGCGGTTCACCTCCTCGTCAATGGCCACCGCCGTGTCATTCGGATCCCACTCAATCGAGTACTTGAGCTGATACGGCTGTGGCGTCGCACCCTCACCCGCCGGCTTCTTGGAACCGAGCAGCGCCCACCAACTCGTGTGGTTCAGCGGAGACTTGTCGTACGTCTCACGCCAATCCTTCTTCATCTCCAAGCCCGGGAAGAACTCGTCCATCTTCGGCAGCAGTGCGTTGCGAATTGCCAGCTCGACATTCTTGTTCGAACGCACATCCGGCACCACCAAGTGAATACCGGACTTGGACTCCTTCTTCCCTGGGTAGAAGGTCGGCTCCGGCTTCTCCATCACATAGACGTCCGTCACGTCCTTGATGTCGATGTACCGAGCCGCCTCGGCCATGTACGCCTTGACGAAGGCGACAGTCATGGCTTGCGTATGCTTGTGGTCCTCAACCTGTCCATCGTACAGGAAGTCGAGATCCACACGGAGAGGACCAATACGAGTCATCTTCTCCGTGATGGTCAGTGGACCATTGTTGTTGACGTGGTTGCAGTAGAGGCGATAGAACTCGTCCATCTTCTCGTCGGGAATGGTGTAGAGAATGCAATGGCCGAAGAGCTGGTGAGTCTCGAGACCACTCTTGGTCTCAGCACGGTGAGCGTCCAGAAACTTTTGAAGGTGTCCAGGCTGCATCGTTGATTAATACCCCGATTAGTTGCCGGCGGCTAATTCCTTTTGAACGCATGGAATTGGATTCGAGGGTTCAAAACGAAACAAGATTTCGTGACCAAGAGGTAAGCAAAATGAAGTTCTGTGCCAAGTGTTCGAATTTCCTGTGCGACATCGTGGAGCATGACGGCAAGGCCTACCTGAAGTGCCGCGCCTGCCCGTACGAAGAGGAGTCTGGGTCCGTCGTATACGAGCACGACCTTCAGCAGGATACGTCGGTTCAGTATTCCATCAACCCTTACCTGAAGCATGACCCTACGCTTCCTCGATTCAAGAACATGACATGTCTCAATCCCGCCTGCACAACGCGAGGCAAGGAGTCAGACATTGTAGGTGTAAAGCTGGACCCCGTAAACGTGGTCTGGATGTACCAGTGTGCGGTGTGTGATGCAATGTGGAAGCAGAATGCTCGTGCCTGAGGGACACTTGTGGACCGTGCGTAGCGTGCGAGGGCTTGAAAAGCCCTCTACCGTGCCGACCCAGGGAACTGGATGAGATTGGTCTGCGGCACAACAAGACCCGTTGTGCCGGACGAGCGAGCCTGAGGGCTGCTCACCACACCACCCAGAACACCACCACCACTAAGCGTCGCAACCTGCGAAAGAGCTTTTGGGTTGGACCGAGAGAAGACCTTTTGGCGAGGAGCTACACGGGCCGGAGCTGCAGCACCAGTTGTGAGGTATGCCATGTCCGAGAACTGGAGAAGGGCGTTGTTCGCAACCTGTCCACCCTGGTTGTACGGGGTCGTGCGAGTCAGCGTCGGCTTCAACTGAGCCTGGGCCTGAAGTTTGACGAAGGCAGTGTACTCAGACGCAGAACGAGTAGGCATTGTTTTAGTCGGAGAAGACTTTCCGTGCGGCAGCAACCGAGACCGTTGAGTTTCCTTTGGGTGCCACAACAGCCGTAATCGTCGTCTTTGCGGCCACTGTCAGGGACACTTTGGATGCCACCGCAACAGAAGACGCAGCCGCCGGAATCACAACCGCCACGCTTGACTTACCGGAGAGTTTGGACGACCCACTGATTTGGGCGGCACCTTTTACGTAGTTCGTGTAATCAGAAGCGGCACCGCGGATGATCGGCATTTATTGAAAACGAAAGAGTATGTTCCTAGACAAGAGAGAGTACAATGACCGACCACCCTGAAGCGAAGCCCGTCTTTCGTTCGCAGGTGACCAAGGCGATGGAGACCCCTCGCATCACGCGGCCGTACTTCACGAGGTATGAGTATGTTGTCCTCATGGCATCGCGTCAGCAGCAGTTGGCCGAGGGTGCGAAACCCCTGGTGAGTCTGGAAGGACTCCGTACAAGCGACCCGCAGTTTATTGATCATGTTGTCAAGCGTGAGATTGAGCAGCGGAAGTTGCCTTTCGTCTTCCAGCGTCTGATGCCCAATGGAACCTCGGAGTTCTGGTCGGCTCAGGAGCTCGAACTTAATTGGTGAAAGAACCCCAAAACATTCCGCCCCGACTTCGCAGCCATTAGCACGGAAAAGGCGGAACTCGTCCCCAGAAACGCATGCATGAACGCATGCCATCGTGTTGACACGGTTGGGTTAGCATCCCAGGCAAGACACTTGTATTTTTGCCCGTAATAATAGACAGTTGTCGCACACGTCAAGAAAGCAGCGTAGACTGGTAGCGAATACGGCATCCACTGAGCCGTGGTCCACACCATGACGCCATGGGCAATATGAGCAAATGCGATATCAAGTGGCAACAACCATGAAAACCGCGGCTTTGTCGAGTGATACGCGACGGAGACGAGATAGGTTCCAAACACAAGTCCTCCCGGTATGTATCCACCTACCGAGATGGCTGAGAAGGACGGAATCAGAAAGAAATGGCTCGAGGCCACCAATGCCCAATTCGGCATTATCAAACACTACCCGCCGGGCCTGAAAGTTTCGCAAGGTCCGTCTCTGACGGTGGGAACAACAGGGTAGGCTTCAGAGGCGGACTCGGGACCATTGTGTGAGGCGGGTCAGAGTGGAGAGTACCCATGGCCATCTGAACATCCACTGAGTCAGGTCCGAAGCGACTCACGTCCTTCGAGTAGGTGGCCGTAAAGTCGGGAGCGGGCGGGTTGAGCAGGAGGTACAGTGCCAGAACCACGGCAACGGCGGCGATAACGTAAACTGTCTTTACCTTGACCTTCATTGTTCTAGTCTGCGAAAAACGAACTGTCCCTCACAAACAAGAAGAACGGCATCATGGACTTTCCAATCGTTGTGAAGTGCTATACGTGCAACCTCCCTCTCGCCGGCAAGTGGAAGGAATTTAACCGTCTCATCAAGGAGTATCGCCGTCAGGATGGCCGTGCTCCCGACTCTGAGCTCATGTACCTCACGACCGAGACCAAGGTTACGGCGGAGGGTCGGGCACTCAATGACCTTGGGTTGACACGTGAGTGTTGCCGCCGTCATTTGCTGACGCACCCGGGAGTTTAACTCTCTCCACAATACAAGTATGTCCTCGTGCAGCGAGTACCTTGTCCGGCAGCAGCTGCGAACTCAGAAGTACATTGACACGCGTCCCCACATGACGTGCGGACAGGCCACTGAGATTAAGCGTCAGCAGGCGGGTTCTGCGGTCTATGAACAATTTTTGCCTGCGACTGCGTGCGTGGCCACTCTCAATGCCCCCATTTCGCGTGGAGGTGGTACGCGTGCGACCATCGCTCGGGGTCATCAGGTCAAGGATGCGTCGGCATATGTGTCCTATGCGTCGGCGGGTGCAACGGCCCAGGCCCTCAAGCCGGCGAACGTCAAGCCGTCGCAAATCAAGGACCTCTGCTATGGTATCGATGGATATGGCGTGAACACCATCCGCGAAATCAATGACACGATTCTGCTCTCGACTCTCATTCCCTCTACGGACCCCAACTATCGCAAGGAGGACATCATTGCCAAGGCTCGTCAGTCCATCAACAATTGCTGCACAGCGTGTGGCAAGGTCAACTTTGCCCCGTCGTGTGCGTGTGCGGGTCTCAGTCCGGGGCTGACGAATGCTACGACAGGCGGTCCTGTATGGAAGAACACTTACATATATCCCCGCACAGTAACGTAATGCTGATTGTCTATGTCTATCCTGCGAATAAACCAGCCGGGTGCTTCGATTTGTCCTATGAACTCTTAAACGGGTTCACGGACACGGCACTCAGTATCTTGACCCACCACAAGACAGCCGTACTCTGGTTCGGCTATCTTGAGGGGTGGATGCTCAGCCCCGAGGACGAGACTCGGCTGCGTGCTGTCATTCGGACCTTTGAGTGCCACGTCGTAACACGTGAACCTCTCTCCTTTTCACAGGCGTGGAAAAACGAAATCAGCGTCGTCCACTTTAAGGATGTCAATGGAGCCTCCAATTCTGACAACGATGGTGGTGCTGTACACGGTGAACGTCCGCCTCAACACGAACCTCCTTCTGGAGTCCCTCCCATTGACGGACTCAATCATCAAGGTTGAGAAGCAGGGTGTTCCCGCCCGTGGGTCTTCCAAGCGAGACCTGATTAAGCGACGAGCCAAGAAGGCACCTTCAAAGCGAACAACTGGATTCGGGCACAATTCCATCACACTCGTCAGTCTGGACGACGGTGATGGGACACTGAAGAAGAAGGAGATTACGGTGAAGATATTTCAGAATGGCGTGTTTCACATCACGGGCGTGCTGGACGAGCGGTATGACCGGTCGGTTATGGCGAGACTGCGAAAGCACATCTTGTCTACATGCCCACAGTCGGTGTCGGTTCCTGACGATACGGCTCCGAACAATGTGTGGACATCTGAGGTCAGGCGTGTGGTTCTGATGAACTACAAGACTCGATTGACCAGCACCGTCAGTCTCTCACGCGAGACCTTGTATGCGGCTCTTCGCCGAGATGGAATTCGCACCGAGTATGAACCCGCAGTTTATCCGGCTGTGAAGATTTACTTCCCGGATGTGAAGTGGATTGCCAAGGTGTTCCGCACGGGCAATATCATTCTGACAGGCATGACCACATCAGAGGAGTGTGGTCGGCTGGTGACTGCGTTACACCCACTTATAGATTCTGTGCGGAATGTGAACAATGGCCGCACGTGAGTTAACCCCGCAGGAAGTCGCAGATGGAGAGCGTCACATCACCACCGAGGAACTGACCGCCACCCAGATTCAGGCACTGGTGCGGAATATGGACCACTCGAAGAAGAAGTGGCGTCATCTTCGTCGTGAGGAGTTCCTGGAGAAGCTGAAGGTCGAGAACGATAAGCTGTATTACAATTTTCCTTCGCTGTGGCAGATGCACTCGGAGGACCGGCTTGATGCAACCTTTTTTGAGATGCTGGCCTTGAAGCGGAAGATCGAGAAGGGGGAGATGACCGATGAGCAGGCGTCGGTCGTCATGGGTCAGCGTCTGTTCCAGAAATTCGCCCCGGCAGCTGTGAATTCGAATGTCGCAGCTCCGGCCATGTCCTATGCGGAGTACTACAAGAAGTTTGGCGGAGCAGAGTAATAAATGGACGCCACTGGACCCACAGGACCCGATGAGGTGAATCTGCCGATAATCGATGCCACTGGACCCACAGGACCCGATGAGGTGAATCTGCCGATAATCGATGCCACTGGACCCACCTTCCCCACTCCGGACGTAAGCGTGGTCCCTCCGCCTCACATTGCTACACTTGACGAACTCATGGCCAGTCACGCAGTCGTCGTAGCCCAGGAGACGGCTGACCGTGCGACACTGAATCCCCTTCTGAACCCCACACGTGAAGCCTACCGCCCACAGCTCTTTGCCTGGGCTGCGGCTGGGTTTCCAGGTATCTACGTCGTCCAGTCCTTTCCTTTCACACCGCCGAGCGTTTGCTCAGACGGTGTGACCCGTGATGTCCCGGGATATGCATGGTATCTGCTTGGCGTCGACATTGGGACTGTTCTGGCCACCATCCAGTCCATGCTGACGGGGATTGTGGTGTCCTATTCGTTCCAGGGGAATGTGCTGAGGATTCACGTGAGTAAAGCGTAACGACTGAAAGGAGTGACGCGGGAGTGACGTGCTTAGAGTTTGTTCACAAAAGCAGACAGACAGTAGTTGGACGAAGGATTCTGGGTATATGCGTTGCTGATAATCAAAATGTTTAAGGCACCGGTTGGTACACAATAAATATTCCCGTTTGGAGCCAGTACACCACCCTGGTAAGTCTGTCCCGACAATGCCGGACTGAGCGAGTTGCTTCCATAACTCACAGCGTTTGTCGTGGTGTTGATGATCAGAATGTTTGAAGCACCGTTCGGTACACAGTATATATTCCCGTTTGGAGCCAGCACGCCTCCGTAGTAACCCTGTGTTGATAATGCTGGACTGAGTGAGTTAGTTCCGGTTGCATAACTCACGGCGTTTGTCGTGGTATTAATAATCAGAATGTTTGAAGTATTGCCCGGCATACAGTAAATGTTCCCGTTTGGAGCCAGTACACCGCCAATGTACCTCTGTGCTGACAATGCTGGGCTGAGCGAGTTGCCGCCAGTTCCATAACTCACAGCGTTGGTCGTTGTATTGATAATCAGTACATTTGAAGCACTGCGTGGGATACAATAAATATTCCCGTTTGGAGCTAACACGCCTCCGTAGTAAACCTGTGTTGATAATGCTGGGCTGAGTGAAGGGCCGTTAGTTCCATAGCTCACGGCGTTTGTCGTGGTATTAATAATCAGAATGTTTGAAGTATTGCCCGGCATACAGTAAATGTTCCCGTTTGGAGCTAACACACCTCCAACGTAATATTGTGTTGATAATGCCGGACTAAGTGAAGGACCTCCAGTTCCATAACTCACAGCGTTGGTCGTTGTATTGATAATCAGAATGTTTGAAGTATTGCCGTTTATACCTGGTACACAATAAATGTTCCCGTTTGGAGCTAAAACACCTCCTCCATAAGCCTGCAGCGATAATGTTGGGCTGAGTGAAGAACCACCTGTTCCATAGCTCACAGCGTTGGTCGTTGTATTGATAATCAGTATATTTGAAGCACCATATGGTACACAGTATATGTTTCCATTTGGAGCTAACACACCGCCATAATATTGCTGTGTTGACAATGCCGGGCTGAGTGAGTTAGTTCCATAGCTCACCGTCGGAATAACCGTGGCATTCGTTGGATTGTTCGTCGCAATCAACGACTGCAAATACGGGTTCCAATCACGAGCCCAGTTTCCTGGTGTCACTTCGGCAAATTGCGCGGGCTGAGACGTCGCGGGCGGAATGAGTTTATATTGATGTCCAGTCACCGTCTGTGTGCTCAGGCCCCATTTTTGGATTAGATACCCTTCAACTTGCTGCCGCTGGGCGGCCGATAAGGTCGAGGAGTAAATCAACAATTCCGAAATAGAGCCGTTGAAGTAGTTGGACGGCCCGCCAACGTAGATGCCGGTGGTGGCTGTTGTGGCTCCTGCCAGGGTTGAAGTGTTAGATCCATTGACAAATGGCGAGAAGGTGGAGGATGCATAGGTGGCGGACACTAAGACGTTGGAGGAGGCAGGGACTGGAGCAGTAATGTATCCATCAGGCGAATATTTGGCGATGAACACATTTTGACCTGTAGTTGAAAGCGATGCGTTGCTTACGCCACTTGAATCGTAGAAAGTCAATGTAGTACTAGCATAAGATCCGGTCACGAGCACATTACCACTTGAATCGGTAGTGATTCCGTATGGTCGATCGGCCCCCGCACCTGCAATTTGTACCGCCCATGAGACCGCACCAGCTGAAGTATATTTAGCGACGAAACCGTCGTAGGTGCCTCCCACGTTTCCAAGTGTCGCACCTGCTGTTCCGCTAGTATTGTACATCGTCAGTGCCGCAGAGTATAATCCTGTCACAAACACATTTCCGTTTAAATCGGTGGCGATTCCGTATCCATCGTCGTCGCCAGTGCCTCCAATTTTTGCCACCCACGACACCGCGCCGACTGACGTGTACTTGGCGATGAAACAGTCGTTGACTCCTGAATTTGAAAGTGATGCGTTGCTTACGCCACTTGAATCGTAGAAAGTCAATGTAGTACTAGCATAAGATCCGGTCACGAACACATTACCACTTGAATCCGTGGCGACTCCGTATTCGTAGTCGGCGCCCGTCCCCCCAATATGTACCGCCCATGAGAATGAACCGGATGAAGTGTACTTGGCGATGAAAATATCACTGCTTCCAGAATTTGAAATCGATGCGTTGCTTACTCCACTTGAATTATAGAATTTCAACGAAGCGATTGTAAAATTTCCGGTCACGAGCACATTACCACTTGAATCTATGGTGACGTTTATACCGCCCGTACCCCCCATTCCTACTACCCATGAGACTGAACCAGTTGAGGTGTATTTAGCAACGAAGGCGGAGTACGAGACAATTGATGCATTGCTTACTCCGCTTGAATCGTAGAGTATCAACGAAGAAGTATGTCCGGCCACGAACACATTACCACTTGAATCCGTGGCGACTGCCCTCCCCGAATCGATGCTCGCACCCGCCATTCGTGCCGCCCATGAGAATGAACCGGACGACGTGTATTTGACGAGGAAAATGTCAGAGCTTCCTGCATTTGCGAGTGATGCATTGCTTACTCCACTTGAATCGTAGACTGTCACCGGACTGCTATTATAGAAACCAGTCACAAACACATTTCCGTTTAAATCGGTGGCGATTCCGTATCCATAGTCGTCGAGTGTACCCCCAATTTTTGCCGCCCACGACACCGCGCCGGCTGACGTGTACTTGCCGATGAAACAGCTGTTACTTCCTGTACCTGCACTGGCGAGTGACGCGTTACTTACTCCACTTGAATTGTAGAAATTCAACGAACCACTTGTAAAATTTCCGGTCACGAGCACATTACCACTTGAATCCGTGGCGACTGCCCTCCCCGAATCGGTTCCCGTACCTCCAATCCGTGCCGCCCACCCAACCGTTGTACTCAACGCCCCAGTATTCGCAACCACCGACCGAGCAGACACGTACTTATTTGAGCCGTAAATTCCCAACATCGGAAATCCGTTACTTCCGTAGACTGCGTTCATGTACGCAGATGCAGCCGGAGCCGTCGTATTCGAGTACACACCAAACATGGAATATGCGTTCGACGGAAACACATACGTCGTGTTGGAAAATGCATTGGTGCTACCGTTGAAGGTCATGTTGCTGCCCGTCCAGGTTGCAGTTCCCGTCATGGTGTTGTTCAGTCCGGATTTATCGGACCATGATGTCACTGTTGTCGTGGAGTTCATCGTAGAGTTGTCTGCTGCGTCCAACCATAGCGAACAACCGGGAAGGTCGGTGGGGTTAAAGTATCGATTGAAAGGAAGTGTTCCGTAGAAAGGGTGCGTGGTTGGCAGTGTAATGCCCCATTTCCTGGCCAGATACCCTTCCATCGACTGACGCTGGGGGATGGTCATTTCCGCATTGATCATGATGTATTCGCATAAAAGGCACGACTGAGGATACGAACACCCAATGAAATAGTACTGGGGCGTTGTTACGTACGTCGACGCAATTGCGTTGGTTGTGACTGACTGAGACACTCCGTTTAGTGTGATAAAATTGCTGCCAGTTGATACCGCTGACTGAACCCAGCACACCATGCCCGTTGTATTCAAGGGAATCGTTCCGGCCGCAGTTGAGGCACCCAATACACTTCCGTTTCCGGCACCGACCTCGGCAAAGAGTGTTGCACTCTGACCGTCATAGTAGATATAATTATCCATACCGTTCTGATTGTTAGGTGTGACAGTGGCACATCCAAAGAATGTAAGATACTGAGAAGAAGACCCTAGCACCGTAGCCTTGTACACTGCGAAGACTGCACGGGCCTGTGCTGGAAATGTCACTGTTGAATTCATCCCATATGTCGTTTGGATGGGACAACTCACGGCGTTAAGTCCGTTCACAGTTGACGTTCCCGAGGTCATGTACCCTCCGTACGCGTTTGAGTTCGTGCCTCCTCCGACCGGGGTACCCAATCCACCCGTAAGGGGGTATGCGATTAGAGGGATAGATCCCTTGTTCGTCCAACTTGTGACGTTTGTGCCACTTGTAGTTATCGTGCTTGTATCCGCAGCATCGAACCAGATGGAACATCCCGGTATAGACCGAGGATCGAAACCCCAGATGCTTTTGGACGCTCCTAGCATTGTACTCTTAAAACAAAACATAGTTGGAGGTCGTGCCGCCCGGGTACGTCATCATCATTGTAATCGAGTTTGCCGGAGGAATTGTCACAGGATTGGTCGGGGCGGTTGTTCCCGCACTCGTGTAGGTGAAGGTGATACTCAGATAGGTGCCGGTGTTGTTGCGGAAGACCCAGTACGCGTTGGAATCGGTGGCCCACGTGATTGTGGGAATCGTGATTGCGTTCAACGTAGAGGTCGTGATATTGAAATGAGTTCCGTATGAGTTGGCGGCCACCGTCAGGGGCGTGGTCACAACGTTAGAGTACAATGGACGATAGCCGTTGCGAATGGTGACACCGCCGTTCACATCGAGAGCTGTGGCCGGTGTCGTGGTCTGAATACCCAAGTTGGAGCTGTTGCTGAAGAACAAGTTCGAGCTGCCCTGGAGACCTGTGGAGGTGCCGGTGGCAAAGATAACGGCTCCTGCGTTGGAGTACGTGGAAATCGCGGATCCACCCGACAACTGGACACCGTTGACGTAATAGCCACCGGCCACGTTCACAGATCCCGCAGTTGAAATCGGGGCCACACCTACACCCAAATTGGACGTGACGCGAGATGTGCCAGTGACATCGAGTGTATACGCGGGGGCCGCTGTTCCAACACCAAGGTATCCGTTGGAATGGATACGCATGGCCTCAACCATACTGCCGCCCGGAACTGAACTCAAAATAATTAAACCGTTTCCTCCGCTACCCGAAGATGCACCTACTGCGACACCGGTGACATATCCGCTCACTCCGGTTCCAGGAGCAGCACCTGACCCGTTTGTCGTATTGGAGCCAGACAATCCTATTACGAGCGAACCATACGACGATCCTCCGCCACCGTTTCCAGCTGAGGCGCCACCACCTCCTCCGTAGTATCCACCACCACCACCACCACCACAGTTACCGCTGGCAGCTCCTGCTCCACCTTGTAGGGGTGTTCCTGTCGTACCTCCTGAACCGCCTGCAGTTTGCGAAGCACCCGATGCTCCCGTGGTAGACCCCAATCCAGAACCGGCAGTTCCTGAATACGTGGCATTTCCTCCATAGGCTGGCCTTGCAGACTGAAAGTTTCCACCTTCACCTCCACCGCCTCCAACGCAAACAAGTTCTGCTATGATTGTACCTGTACCCGTAGATGAACCTGCGGCCTGGCTACTCGGTACTATAAATGATGTCGTAAGAGACGTGGAGATAACATAACTTCCATTGAAGCCGGACGGAGACAAGCCGCTAATTGTAACTGGTTGACCTGACACCAAATTATGAGTACCAGAACATGAAAACGTGATAGAACTTCCACTTGCGGACGCAGACGAAATTGTGACCGGGCATGTATATTGGATAGCTGATCGACCACCTCCCGAACTTGTACCTCCGTTGCCAACTCCTCCACCTGCACCTCCTCCTCCGAACGTTGACGACGTGTTCGTACCCACCGAACTCGCAACTCCCCCCTGACCAACCATGAGAATCAACGTAGAAACACCGGCTGGTACAGTGATAACCCCGGTAAGATAGGCACCTGCACCACCGTTTGTTCCGCCGCCACCAGCTCCGCCACCGGCACCCCACATTGAAATGTTTATCGATGTAACTCCTGCCGGTACCGACCAGTTGGATACCGAAGGACTGCTATATGTGAAGATATTCGAGAATGAGGAGGCACTTGCGGGAACCGTTTGAAATACCAGCGAACTCAGATACGACCCAGAGAGTGCCTGGTCCACCGCGTAGATACGAGCCAGAGCGGCTGCAGCTGTGGCAGTACCAAAATATAATGACGCGATACCTCCGGAATACGCGTTACAACTTGTTTGAAGGGTAAGTGTGTCGTATAACGAACCATAATTTGTTACCGATGATGTTCCGTTATATACTTTCACGGTTGTCCCGGTTACAGCCAAATTCGATCCGTTAAACGTCATGTTCGAGTTACCAAACAATCCCGTTCCACCCGTCGCTACGGTCAACACGCTTCCCCACCCGGTGGACCCCGTGATGGAAACGGAGCCACCACCACCTGATCCAGCGGGTCCAGCGGGTCCCGTTGGACCTGTCGCCGCAGACCCTGTCGCACCTGTGAAGCCCGTCGGTCCGGTTGACCCCGCGGAACCGGTCGGCCCTGTTGCCGCAGACCCTGTCGCACCCGTGAAGCCCGTAGGTCCGGTTGACCCAGTTGGACCTGTGAATCCAGTTGGTCCAGTGAATCCTGTGAACCCAGTTGGACCCGTTACACCCGTGGCACCTGTGGCACCCGTAGGTCCGGTGGCACCCGTAGGTCCAGTCGGTCCAGTGGGTCCCTGTCCGGTTTGATAGGTAAAGGACGATCCGTTCCAGTAAATGTTGGCTGAACACCCAGCATTCAGCGTGATGCTGGACCCAATACCTGATCCGGATGTGTAGGTTACGCCAATTGTTAGGTTGGAGGTCGTTGCATTGGCCAATGTCCAAAAGACACCCGGCGACGCCGAGGTATAGGTCGGCAGAGTTAAAGCATTGAACCCCGTGTTCGTGATCGTATAGCGACCTGCCGAGTTTGTGGAGGGCGCACCGACAGTCGGCGTAGGAATTGTCAGTGATGTCCCGGAGACCGTCGTCATGTTCGTTCGCCATTCTGTGGGGCCCAGGATGCGGAAACTGGCATTCGGAGCCACCTGCATATTTCCAACCGTATCCACTGCGAGAGTACCTACCGACGTTACACCTGCAGACGGTCCCGCAGCGTAGTACGGATGTGTATTCGGCAAGGATGCCTGCAGTCCCCACTTCCAAGCAAGATAGCCTTCCACAATCTGCCGATTGGACTGGTTGAGGGCTGCATTGAAGACCACGACCTCGGCCAGGTAGGATTGGTAGGAGTTTGTGGACGTGCCAGCCTGTCCATTGATAAACAGAGGTCCAGTCACAGGTGCTGTTCCCGTCAGGCCCAGACCAGATGCCTGCAGGGTTCCGTTCAGATACACCGCCATCGTGGACGATTGCGATGGATCTGGATTAATAGCCTCTAACAACTGCCATGTTGTGGCAGCTGTCAAGTTCGTTGACCCTACACTGGTCGCCATTGTTGATTAGTAAGATACAATACTGCTTGCTGCGGCCGATGAAACACCCGAGGCGTTAGACGATGCGACCGTGAAGTACCAGAATTTTCCAGAGGACAAGCCAGTCGGCGCAGAGGACGGTGCAGTGGTCGATGTGATAACACGATATGGAATTTGTGTTGTAAGGGGGAGTGTTATAGCTCCAGACCCTGCTCGAACGTCGAGCATGGTCACGGCTGTTGCTGTGCTCATAGACATCCTAGCTCTGGTATGAGTTCATAGTTTTTGGATTGCTGTTATACGACTTTATACTCAAGGATATACATAAGAGACAATAACAACTCCAGAACCACCAGAGCCCTGACATCCTGTTGGCGGATTAGAGGAATATGTGTATCCTCCGCCGCCACCACCGCCTGTATTAGGAGTACCATTTTGACAATTACCGTATCCCGTGTAACCATTAGGATTATATCCACCGCCCGAGTAACCGGCGACATATCCGCCACCTCCATATGAGGCTGTTCCAGCAGTATGCGAGGAATTCGGACCGCCGCCGACGTCGCCACCGCCCCCTCCACCTCCATATTGTAATCCTGTTACTGAATATGTTATACCAATTCCACCATTCCCTCCATATCCATTCGCATTTCCAGGTTGCCCTGCGCCTCCTACACCGCCGCCTCCTCCGCCTCCGCCCGAGCTGCCTGAAGAAGAATTTCCACCTGGATATGCTAAATTGCTAAGAACGGTTCCTGTAGTTGTTCCTGTTTGGCCGACACCTCCAACTGAGCGCGGCTGCGAAGGATTGTAGACGGCTTGTACAATAGCTCCTCCACCGCATCCACCTACGTTATTAGAAGTTGAAGCTGATAGGATTCCACCACCTCCTCCTAATGCATTTACCATGTTGGGTACTCCAGTATTTCCAAAAATAGAGTTGCCTCCTGGACTTGAATCATAATTAGCTTGTTGAATCCCACCTGCACCAACTGTAACATTATAAGTTCCAGTTGCCAACGAAGCAAACTCGGCAACAATCAAGTTTCCTGCTCCACCACCATCATAATAATCACCCGATGAACCGCCACCACCAATCGCAAAGACTTGTATTGTTTTCGACGGATTTAGCGTGAGTGAGAATGTTCCAGTGGTTGTAGTATCGCCGAATATATGTATCTTTCTACCATTGTAGACAAATGGAGCAGAATATGATGTACCACCGACCGTGAACGAGCCGCCTGACCAGCCAGTCGCAATGACTGAAACTGGTATAATAGCACTCTGGAATGTAGCCGAAGTTCCTACGGATGTCACTTCGTATATAGAGAAGTAGTAGTAATCGCCCGAAACGGGTGTGAAGGATACCGTTGCAGTCATGGCTGTCGTGTTGCTGGTCGCGATTGTCGTAGTCGTTCCACCGGTATATGCGTTCACCGTGGTCTGATACAGTACATAGTAAAAGGTTGGTGAGGCTCCTGTGGAACTCCAGCTCAGCGTTGCGTTGGAACTCGTGACCGTCAGCGCCAAGTTATACGGGTTCGGGAAATACTCCACAATCGGCGAGGCCACAACGGGAGATACACCCGAAGCATTGGACGCGTAGACCGTGTAATAGTAGTTACTGCCAATTGTCAATCCAGACGCAGAGGCGGTTACGGTGGGTGCAGTTACCGTTCCATTGGACCCAGACACCAATGCTCCTGTGTAGGTGGATGTGTTGGATCCATTGTTGTAGAGGGTCCAGGTATACGATGTGGCTGTTGGAGAAGCCGTCCAAGACATGCTTGCAGTTCCGGTTGTGATGGCTAGGGTTGGGGTGGTTGGGGGGATCACAGTAACAGTTTGTAATGCAATTACAACAATGCCCGAACCGCCAGCAGCTCCTAGTGAACCAGGTATGCCCGAACCGCCAGGTATATTATTACCGTTGTGTCCGCCACCACCTCCTCCTCCGGTATTCGGCGTTCCAGCAGTCGCCAGGGTTAGAACGGGACCCGAACCCGAACCGCCTCCATTTACTCCTATGCCTCCTTGAGCCGCGTTAATACGTGCCACGTCGGCACCGCCGCCACCGCCGCCGCCCAAGGTGAAATTGGACCCTCCGACCGTATACGTTTTCCCAATACCACCTGCACCGCCATAAGAAGTAGATGAACTTCCGTTGGCACCCACTCCTCCTGCGCCACCGCCACCGCCAGAACCATATTGAGGTCCTGTTGCTCCTGCGCCTCCCGCATATCCTTGACCACTCGTGCCTGTCCCTCCAACGTCGTTACCACCACCACCACCAGAGCCACCATTGGACCCAATCTGACTGTAGTAGCCACCAGCACCACCGCCAATCGCGGTTAGTGAGTTGAACACAGAGTTGTTACCGGAGATATTGTGTGCACCTCCACTGCCGACTGTTACAGTATACGTTCCTGAACTTAAGGTTGCATTTGAGTAGATCACGCCACCCGCACCACCACCACCACCTGTCAGATCGCCACCCCCTCCTCCGCCAGCAACAATTATATATTGTCCGGTTATGGTTGATGGACTTGTTAGGGTGATTGTGTTATTTCCAGTTGCAGTGAACTGATAAGTATAGTATCCATTCGCAATCGTCGGCGTAACCGTAGAACTACTCGGGTTCGTTGCGGTAACATTAGGAATAATTGTTGCAAAATACTGCACAATCCCACTCGTAGCCAACGTAGAGGTTCCATACGCAGTTGTCACGTTCAGAGTGTAGTAGTAATAGGTTCCAGACACAGGCGACGAGAATGTAAATGTATTAGACGTCGGCGATCCCGTGGCCCCTGACACAGCGGTTCCACCCGTATACGAGTAGATGGAATTTGAGTACACCGTGTACGTGTACGACGATGCACCTGTATAGGCCGTCCACGCACCGACCAACGTGGTTCCACTCGTGCTAAAGGTCAGACCCGATGGTGGAGGAATGGAGGTGCGGATCAGGAAGTTGGAAATCCCAGACTCCACCAAGAAACCCGGATACAAGGCCGAGTTGCTTGACTGTTCAATCGTCGGACCGGATACAGAGCCGAGAGGATACTGGACCATAAACACGCTCATTTGCGGGGAAATCACAAAGGACGGAATGGTTACACCATAACCAGACGTTCCGAACTGCACGACACCTCGGCTGTTCTGGACGTTTGCTGCATACACCGGTGTTCCAAAGTTGGAGGCCGTGTAATTATTGCTCGACTTGTCCTTCCACGTTGTCAGATTGGAACCGGTGAGCGTCATGGTCGTCGTGTCCGAACCATCCAGCCACAGGACGCAGTTACCAACCGATGTGGGCGTAAAGGGAGCAATGTACGACATGTTCACGCTATTCACGTTGGAGATCGCATTGTTACACATGTTTTCAGTGGCATTCACGGTCAGCGTGGATCCATTGAAGGTCAGATTGGAGTTTCCATACAGACCCGTTCCACCCGTGTTCACCGTCAGGACGCTTCCAAATCCAGTGGACCCCGTGATGGAAACAGAGCCACCACCTCCGCCCGACCCCGCCGGTCCAGCGGGTCCAGTCGGCCCTGTCGCCGCAGACCCTGTCGCACCCGTGAAGCCCGTGGACCCAGTCACACCCGTGAATCCAGTTGAGCCTGCGATTCCCGTAGGTCCCGTGATACCCGTAAACCCAGTGGGTCCAGTGATTCCAGTGAAACCGGTGCTACCTGTGATACCCGTGAACCCCGTTGACCCAGTGATACCCGTGAATCCAGTTGGTCCCGTCACGCCCGTGAAACCGGTGCTACCCGTGAATCCGGTAAACCCAGTTGATCCAGTCACACCAGTGAAACCCGTCGACCCAGTGGTACCGGTAAACCCGGTGCTACCCGTGAAGCCAGTCGGTCCAGTGATTCCGGTAAACCCAGTGGGTCCCGTCACGCCCGTGAAACCAGTGCTGCCTGTCACACCCGTGAAGCCAGTCGGTCCAGTCACGCCCGTGAAACCCGTCGACCCAGTGGTACCGGTAAACCCGGTGCTTCCCGTGACTCCTGTGAAGCCAGTCGATCCAGTCACGCCCGTGAATCCAGTGCTACCCGTGAAGCCAGTGGGTCCCGCGAACCCAGTGGGTCCCGTGACTCCAGTAAACCCAGTGCTGCCCGTGGCACCTGTAGGTCCAGTGATTCCGGTAAACCCAGTGGGTCCGGTGATACCTGTAAACCCGGTGCTACCTGTCACACCCGTGAACCCCGTTGGTCCAGTGATACCTGTAAACCCAGTGCTGCCTGTCACACCCGTGAAACCCGTTGGTCCAGTGATACCTGTAAACCCGGTGCTGCCTGTCACACCCGTGAAGCCCGTGCTACCCGTCATACCCGTGAACCCCGTTGGACCTGTCGGCCCCGTGACACCCGTAGGTCCGGTCGAACCCGTAGGACCAGTGAACCCCGTACCAGGAGGTCCCGTCACGCCCGTGAAACCCGTTGTTCCCGTCGGACCCGTGAATCCAGTCGGACCCACAGATCCAACTGACACCAGGGTCGTGTGGATGTGACTCGCTGTGTTATCCCGAAGTCCAATGGTAAGCGGGCTTCCGGACAGTGTTGTCGCATACAGCTGAACAACCACACTGGTTGCGTACGTATGGGCGGGAACATACAATGAGTATGTGTACTGCTGCATGGCCGATGATTCATTCACAGATGTGGCTCCTGTTGTTGACCCCGATGCCACCACGCTTGCTCCATCATACACATTGAAGTAAAAGGTGGGTGCGGACGAGGGGACACCTGGAGTCGCATACAGATTCATGTCCCACACCCCGCCAACCGCCACAGTTCCGGGTAGCGACCCGGCGGGAATCGAGAAGGAGGCAATCTGTTGATTCGTCGTCAAGGCAGGCACCGTAATATTCACCTGTGTCCCGACGTTGAAAGACGTCAGCAGACTACCAGACAGTGTTGTTGTCCACGGATTAACAGTGGTGGGGTAATCCAGCTGAAGAATGAGACCGCCAGATACACCGGCCAACCCTTGGGCACCGGTGGCTCCCACGCTGCCGGTTGGACCCGGGAAACCGGCGACATATGGCAAATTCGACCATGCGGTGACGCCATCACCGATCTTCACGTACTCGAACGTTGCCATTACGTATTAACTAGAACAAATCTAACTGAACGGAAACGTCATGCGTTGTATTCCCGGCAGCGTCATACGAGATTTGCACATGGAGTAAATCGCCGGCTCCAAAGTTCACGGACGAATCGTATTTAGAGATGAACGTAGTGGCGTTTGACAGCGTAACGGTATACGCTGTATCGGCAATGGATCCACCACTCGGCGTTTTCCGGACTGTAAGGGTGGTCGTGTGTCCCGTCCCGGGAGCCATATTGAAATTCACCGTCATACCCGCTAAGATTAATGGCTGTTGAATACGGTAAGCCGCAGGCGGGGTCGTGATATCCGGATACTGAGTGAACTGTCCACCCGACGAGTGAATGCCTACGGTTCCAAACCATAAGTACGCTGGTGTTCCCGTTCCCGGGTTTCCGGATGTGTTCAGTGTCCCAACTGCTCCGTAAAACAACGTGGCTGGGTAATTGTAGGCTGAGAACCCCGCACCGCCAGCTGTCTTTGTCACCAAGTCCACGCCGGGTCCCACCTGAATTCCCGCTGACGCCAAGTACGTTGGATTGGTAATCGTTGCCGGAGTTGTTTGGAGAATGTCGGATGCCGTATAGGTTTGCGGGGAAACCGGTTGAACCGTCCCAATGGTCGTAGATCGCAGCTGAACGGATCCTGTGTTGGATCCGTCCCGTGTTTCAACGCCTACATACGATCCGGCAAAGGCGTTTGCGGAGGGTGGTTGGGCGACATAGATGTTTGTATCTCGCAGTGTTGCGATGTTGGTGTTTGTGACAATCATT